GATTATGCACCAGTCTACGCAGTCCAAGATGTCGCCTAGACAATCTAAACAGCGTAAAGATAAAGGTAAGAAGTCTCCACGTAAAATACAACAACGTAAGGCTTCTCTCCAATCTTTCAAGAATAAGTATTTACACACTCATTGAGGTTTTATTAATGCCACTAACTGGAAACGGACCATTCATGCGTCGTTACAAAGCTACTCTAGTTAATGGTCATGAGTTCTATGTCATGGCTAATGAGCATCATCAAGCTGCACAAGATGCAGAAGATAAGGCTAAGAAACTAGGTGCTGAACTACAAGATGTGGGAGTATTAAATGACTAAGAAGAAACTGTTTGCTAACAACTGGAAAGAGTATAGAGATACTCATTGGGAAATGTTTCCTGATGTTGGCTACGAAGAATACATGGAATGGAGAGTTCATGGTTGGGAGATCTTACCTACTCACTGTTGTATCATTAGAGCACGTACTGATAACGGTAAAGTTAAAGAGTACTGCTATAAGAGATGGGCAGCAGCTGAAAAGAGGATCAACAAACTATTAGATGATCCAGACATGGTTGAACTAACTATTGCTGATGATGAAGAAGTAAAAGTAATGTACAGAGGTATTACTAATGAATGAGACTACATTCAACCGACGAACTGAGCAACTGATCAAGGACGTGGCAAGTCATCCACATAAGGAAGAGTTACTACGTCTATGTGAAGACCAGCTTAATTGCGACCGTAACAAATTGCTTGTACCTTATGGCCACACCTCAACAGATTGATGAACAAGTACAACTTGAGCGTGATCAAATAGCGCAAGGCCTTAAGAGGTTACGAGATAACACAAGGAGGCTAGAGGAGAGTAACTACTCCTCAGCTTCTGTGTATGGTATAGCTTCTATTGATAGCTTAATGGGAGATTTAGTTGAGTACATACAAGACACAACCTATGATAGATTAGAGCGTGGCACTGGTCATAACTTTCGTATCATTAAAGAGTATGTATCTAGACTTGAACCATTAGCTGCTGCTGCCATCACATGTAAACTTACCTTTGATAAGGTATTTGGATATAGAGATAATAGTAACTTACTAGCTAATGTATGTGATGCTATAGGTAAAGCAGTTGAAGATGAATGTCAAATCAGACACTATGAAGAACATGCCCCTGGTTTACTTAATGTATTAAAGAAGAACTATTGGCATAAAGCATGCGGTACACATCAGAAGATCACAGTGATATCCACACTCATGAATCGCTGTGAGGTTAAGAAGTGGGAAGCTTGGGGACGTGCTAATAGAATTAAACTAGGAGGCTGGTTGCTCGACTGTTTGGTAGTTGTTAGTGAATGGTTTGAGAAAGAAGAACGAAGAATAGGTAAGAAGACAGTTAACTATGTTGTACCTACTGCTGAGTTCTTAGAAATTAAGGATGAAGTCATGGCTAATGCTGAGTTATTCAGCCCTTTAACATGGCCTATGCTGATACCACCTAATGATTGGACTAACCACACACCAGGCGGTTACCTCTTGAATGAGGTGATGCGTGGTCATGAATTGGTCCGTCATGGACATCAGTTACGTATACAGGGAGAAACACCGATAGCTTTTCTCAATCATATACAGAAAGTAGCTTACACTCTCAATCCATTTATATTGGATGTGGCTGAAACATTGCAGAAGAGAGGTATAGCAGTTGGAAAGTTTCTTCCTATAGTAGATCATCCATTACCTCCTAAGCCTGTAGATATAGCAGACAACAAAGAAAGTCGTAAGGCTTATAGAAGAGCTGCAGCTGAGGTTAGAAATAGGAATGCACAAGAGTTTAAACGCTCGTGTAGAACTAGGATGACAATGGAGGCAGCAACTAGGTTTAAAGATGTAGATCAATTCTATATCCCTTGGTCATTCGACTATAGAGGTAGAGCCTATCCTATACCTGCCTTCCTATCACCTCAGGATACAGACTTTGGAAAAAGTTTAATTCGATTTGCTGAACCAGCTTATCTAACACCTGATTCTGAGGATTGGTTAGCCTTTCAAGTGGCTACTACATATGGTCTAGATAAGGCTACTATGCAAGAGAGGCTTGATTGGACAAAGAATAACTCCACACTCATAAGGGAGGTTGCAATAAACCGTGGAGGTGCTATAGCTGAATGGGAAGTAGCAGAGGAACCCTGGCAGTTCTTAGCTGCTTGTGAGGAGTACTATCACTGTGTAATGTTAAAGGATAGACCTTATACATCACTGATGATAAGTACAGACGCTACCTGTAGTGGATTACAAATACTGGCTGGATTAGCCAGAGATGAGTCTACTGCTAAGCTAGTGAATGTAGTACCTAGTGATGTACCTCAAGATGCTTATAAAGTAGTTGCTGAAACAGCTAAACCTAACTGTCCTAAGGAGTATCGTTACTTCATGGATAGGAAGGTAGTAAAGCGTACAGTAATGACAGTACCTTATAATGCTAAACCTTTCTCTAATAGATCCTATATAAGGGATGCATTAAAGGAGAAAGGAGTAGAAATAGATAAGGATAACTTATCTTCAATAGTTAAGGCAGTTAGAGGAGCTATGCATAAAGTTGTGCCTGGTCCTATGGCTGTTATGAAATGGATTGAAGATGAAGTATCTAAAGCTATTAAACGTGGTGCTACTGAACTTGAATGGGCTACACCTTCAGGTTTCATAGTACATCAAAAGTTAATGAAGAAGAACTTTATATCTTTAGATCTTAAATTATTAGGTAGATGTCAATTACGTGTACCTACAGATGATACAGATGTAGTAGATATTAGTAGACATAAAGCTGCTACTGCACCTAACCTAATCCATAGTTTAGATGCTAGCCTACTCCACTTATCCATCATTAAATTCGATGCGCCTATCGCCCTTATTCATGATAGCGTGCTGTCTCGTGCTACAGACATGTCTATCTTATCCAACCTTATCAGAGAGACCTACATGTATCTTTTTGCTGAGCACGATTATCTTACCGATTTTGCCAAACAGATCGGTGCTGAAACAAACCCACCGATTATTGGAGACTTAAATCCGTCTTCAGTAATTGATTCAACTTATTTTTTCTGTTAAATGACACGTAACATCCACAAGACTGACAGTGCTGTAACCCTTGAAGGTTATCAAGCTGTAATGAAACCTTCTAAGTTCGGATATTCTCTAGCTGCTATCGTTGGAGAGAGTATGAAGGATGCACTAGAAGAGGATAGAGAGGACTCACTGAAGTGGGCACAATCTAAACTTAAGAACCCTAAGCGTTCTACTCTCAAGCCTGAACCTTGGGAAGAGGTAGCTGAAGGTAAGTATAAAGTAAAGTTCTCTTGGAAAGAAGAGAACAGGCCTCCAGTAGTAGATACTGAAGGTACACCTGTTACTGACGTTAACCTACCACTATACTCAGGAAGCACGGTTAAACTTGCTTTCTATCAGAAGCCCTACATCCTCAAGGATGGTACTACTTATGGTACATCACTTAAGTTAGTAGGTATTCAAGTTGTGTCTGCTAAAGGTGCAGCTGGTGTTGATGCTGGTGATCTTGATCCTACTGAAGTAGCTGCCATGTTTGGTGTTACTGAAGGATATAAAGCAGGTGATCCTAACGTAACACCAAGCGAAGTAGCTGATGAAACAGACGACTTCTAAATTTAGATCAGGCTTAGAGAAACAAGTAGCTGATCTTCTATCCAGTTTAAGTATTGACTATGATTACGAAACTACTAAAGTATCTTACTACATCGAACACAACTACACGCCTGACTTTGTACTCCCTAATAAACACGTTGTCTTAGAGTGTAAGGGATATTGGGATAGTAAAGATCGTCGTAAGATTAAGGCAGTATTAAAACAGAATCCTGACTTAGATCTACGCATGGTCTTTCAAGCTCCATACAACAGGATAAGCAAGAAATCTAAGACTACATACGCACAGTGGTGCGAGAAACACAATATACCATGGACACATTTCCATGACATTCCACTTGAATGGTTGATTTAAAATGAGCGACAAATACGGAACAGCTGAGTATTACTCAGAAATGTTCTCAGATTTCTTAGCTGATGTTGATGCTGAGTATGCACCTAATGCTACAGAGAACATCTACAAAGGCTTCCTATTAGCAATTGATTCTTGGTTTAACTACCACAAGGCACAAGCAGATGTATACGGAGAATTCAGAGAGCGAGTTCGTAAGGCACTCGGAATGTTCTAATTGTGGTTCATCTGATGCTAACTCTGTTTACTCAGATGGCCACACTTATTGCTTTGTATGTCACCATTATGTCGGAGGTGATAAAGAAAACCACACTCATCAAATGAAAACAGATGTCTACCTAC